AAGTGAGGCAATTCGGCATGAAACGATTTAGCCTTTACATTCAAATCATGCTCAAACCGGAAGCATGGAATTGGTATCTATGGGGGACACCCTAAATATGGACTACGGCGATAAAATGGAATACTCAGAAGCTCTTATCGAATGGGAAAGCGGCGGGCTGGGTGACATACCCACAAAAAACCTGCTGGAGTTTCTGGAAGTGCTCAAGAAAGAGATTGAGGACCGGGCGTGAAAGCCCTAACCGCAATCATGCTCCTAACCCTCGCAGCCTGCACATACTCGGACTGTATTCCATGGGCGGTAACGGATGCAATTCTATTGACGATTTTGATCATCCTCCTGTGCAATATCAGGACGATTATCAAGTGCTTGGGCCGGTGGCGGAGTACGAAAGATCAAAGATTTTTCAAATGAGGAACCATACTAAAGACTTGACTTTCCCACAGTAAAATGCTTACTGAGCGTATGTTGTGAATCTATTTCACGTTACAAAGCACATTACAAAAATAGCTATGGGGTGACATAAAATGGCTTTAATTTTAAATTCAGAAGTTGGATCTGCTTCAGCTAATTCATATTGCACAAGAGCTTCCTGTCTACCGATATTGGAGTCTAACATACATATTTATGCCACGTTTGCCTCCTTATCGACAGCTAATGCTGAAGCGTGTTTAATCAATGCCACTTTCCTTTTAGACACACAGGTTTCTTGGGTCGGTACAAAAGAAACTGATGCCCAGTCTTTAAGATGGCCTCGCACAGGAGCCACCGATATTGATGGCTATGCCATTGATGATGACACATATCCAGCATGGCTCTTGGAGGCAACCTCCTACTATGCCTACTTTCTTTCTCAAAAAAATCGCATTTCAGAGAGCGACACAATAGGATTTAAAAGATTGGATGCTGGATCATTAAGGATGGATATCGATAAATATGATCAAGCACAACCAATGCCTAATATAGTTTGGGATATTGTTAAACCATACGGAAATAAGATGGGAGCGCAACCAAGAACCTTGGTGAGAAAATAAATGGGACTAAAAGAAACATTTCAGAATGCAGCCAGCACAGTGATTTCTGGTTTTGGAAACGTTGCCTCCACCGTTGCTTATCATTCTCTTGGCACATTTTCTTATGATCCAGCAACAGGTACCAACACTGAAACCGGTTTCTCTGATACTACAATAAAACAGATACCAGATGAAATAAAATTGGAAGAGATCCAAGACAGAGATATAAAAATGACCGATAAGAAATTGCTGGTCGCCAACAATGACATCTCAGTTACACCAAAAGTTGGTGATTATGCTACAATAGATAGCCAACGGTTTAATGTCGTCGATTATGTCGCAGATCCGGCTATTGCACTTTACCAGATCTATGTTCGGAGAGCCTAATGGGTAAGCCTTGGCAACCTATGAATATGAGGTCTTTTGATCTCCAGTTTGATAAGATGGAGAAAGAGACCGCTGCTTACATGGTGGCTGTGCTAAAGAAGACTGCCCAAACCTGTTTCATGAATATATTGGAAACTGATAACCCACCATTCAAAACAGGTTCCTATATGGCAAGTCACAGAATAGGTGTGAATATTGAGAATACTAGCGATACTGTTTTTCACACAGTAGGTGTTCTCGGTTTAGAAAATGCTATTAAGAGATCTGCAACTGAATTGCCAAAACTAGCTGCTGTCAATTCAGTATCAGATACAGTTACAATCTCCAATTCAGTTGGGTATTCTACAAAATATGGTTTTAGTTGGGCTGCAAAGGTTGAATATGTAGGATGGGGTGGAAAAGGCGAATATTTGGTTTATGAGAAAGCAGTTGAAAAAACAATGCGACAATTACCAAATATAGCAAAAACAATATCTATTACAGATATTAAGGTGGTTGGATAGATGGGCACTTTCCAAGACATAAGAGCGGCAATAGAAACAAGGTTTAGCACTAATTGGACAGCCACAGATATCTCTTGGGATAATGTTGATTATGATCCTAAACCTGAAACTGCGTTTGTCCGTTTGATGATAAATGAAACTGATTCTTTCCAAGTTAGTATGAGTACAACACCATGCCACAGATTTACAGGCATTATACATATAACAATAATGGTCCCAGTTGGAACAGGAACTAACACTGCCCGTGGTTATGCAGATGCAGCAGCCGCTATATTTAGGAATGCTGATTTTAGTGGCATTAATTGCAGGTCGCCACGGATAGTGAGAGTGGGCGATGTTGGTGAATTTCACCAAATAAGTTGTTTGACTAATTTCTGGAAAGATGAGTCTTTATCCAATGCGTCCTAATAAGTCAAAATGTTCGGAAGAACATGTTCGTATAGATTTTGTACCAAGGCATACAGATGGTGAATGTAGGTGCAAAAACTGTAAAAAACTGTTGGCGAAAATAAAAAGTGTTGACAAATTTATGGTGATTGAGATAAAGTGCAATAGATCCAACTGTGGGTTGATAAATACATTTGAGGTCAGTAGGAATACTGAATACGTCAATGATTTAGACCACAAAAAAAGGATGCTCAATTTACACGAGTGCTAATTAAAATGAATGTGCTAACGACAGAACCTCCTAGAAGGTCACTACTTGGTATAAACGAATCCTATAGGGAGGTATTTTACAATGGGTGACAGTAACAGAACAGCGCTGTATTTTGGAGAAGAGGTAACGTGGGGTACTCTTGCTACCTGTACGTTTCAAGAGCTTCGGTTCACTGGTGAATCGTTTGCTTATAATATTACTAATGTAACGAGTACGGAAATTCGTAGTGATAGACAGGTTACAGATCTAATTCAGACGGATGCAGATGTAACCGGTGGTTTTAATTTTGAACTGAGTTATGATTCTTTTAATGCCATGCTTGAAGGTGCATTGTGGAGTGATTGGTCCACACCTCTTGCTGTATCTGCACTAGGTATTGGAATTGAGGTTGGCGGTACTCTTACGGCTGGTACAGGAGCTACTGATGATACCGCAAACTTTTCATTGGCAACTGTCGGTCAGTGGATTGAATTGCGTGGCAGCACAAATGCAACCAATAATGGTTATTATCAGGTTACAGCCAAGGCCAGTTATACCAGTATGACAGTTTCGCCTGTTCCTGATGCTACTGAAGCTTCTGGCACGGATACCATCACCATTGGTGGTGCATATCTTAGGAACGGTGTAACTGAGCATAGTTACAGTGTGATCAGGTATCATGGTGGAATGACTGATACACAATATTTTACTTTCTTGGGTCAGGTTGTTAATTCATTTAATGTGTCGGCACAGTCCGGTTCTATTCTCACGGGTAGCTTTGATTTTATTGGTAAGGATGCTACTTTGACACAAACAGCTTCCGGTACGTCTGTTTCTGGAGCAACAGAAGCCAGTTCTACTTCGGTATTAAATGCAGTTAGTAATGTTGCAGAGGTTCGTGAAGGTGGTAGTGATGTCGCAAGTTGTCTGGTACAGGGTGTTGATTTCACCGTAGCAAACAATGTTCGTGGTTTGAAAGCAATAGCCAATCTCGGAAATTGTGATGTCGGTGTTGGTAAATGTGATGTAACAGGTACATTGACCGCCTACTTTAAAGATAATGCTCTGTATGATAAATACTTGGCCGGTACTGCAAGTTCGTTATCTTATAAGGTAGAAGATAGTCCTGGTAATGCCTATATTTTTGATATGCCTCAGATTGAGTTTGAGTCCGATGGTATTAATGCTGGTGGGCAGGATCAGGATGTTATGGAAACCCTCGGTTTTAGGGCTTATATGGATCCAACTTATAGCTATACTATTCAGATTAGTAAGTTTGCTGCATAAGGGATCTTTACCGTATAGGGCCTTTTGGGTGTTTCTGTTCTTTTCTCGGTTGATGTGCCCCGTGTCGATATGAGTTTTCAGTATACTCATTTGGCCCTAATCTTAAAAATAACTGTGAGGTTATTAAAATGGGAACAGTAGTCGTTGAACAGTTCAATCCGGTAAATGGATATTGGAATAAACTGTATGAAGTGGATCAAGCTGATTTTGATGCTGATGCGCCCATTACAGTAGATAAATATGGGGGTCAATATAGAACCCATATTGTTGGTGGAGAAGCACTAGAAGAGATCGCTGAAGAAGTAGTTGGAGAGGAACCTATTGAACCAAAGGCTAAAAATAAGTCCAGGTTTGGTAGAAGTTCTTTTAAAACTTCTTCTGCAGATATTGGTGAAATCG